TTCTTGCTCGCATTGATGTAAAAGATACTCATTTCTATGATGATCTACCAGAAAGCGTGCAGAAAGCGGAGCACCCATTGGTGCTTATGAAATGGATGCACGGAACGAATGATCCATTAAAGGTAATGATGTTGAATGAGATTGTAAATCCATATGTATTCTCATTGCATAAACACAAACCGTTAGTTATGAAAATGTTAACTATTTGTGCTAGTGGTAAACGAACTAGATACAAGTGGATCAAGCTGAAGAAGGGATCTACTGTTAAGTATCCTACATTGGTTGATGTAATTAAAAGGACATTCAATTACAGTACGGCAAAAGCCATAGATGCATTACCACTACTATCCGATGATAATTTATTGTCTTTCTGTGAACACTTGGGTTTCCAGAATGATGAATACAAAAACATAAAAAAAGAAATACGACAACGAAATAAATAATGAAACAACGACGTTTTAAATGTGCCTATTGTGATGCTCGGTATATTCAGGAAAAAGCTTTTCTGAAACATACGTGTAGAGAAAAAACAAGAAGTGATGAATTTAAAACAATAGCTGGTCAATTGGCTTGGTCGTGTTATCAATTGTGGTTTAAAGTGTCTAAACGCTTTGAACCAACTCCAGATATATTCTTGGAATCCCCAATGTATAACCACTTTATGCATTTTGCTCACTTTGCAAAACGAGTTCAAGTGGCTGACGTTCCATCATATGTTAAAATAATGGTAAAGGAAAATAATATTCCACCATCAATGTGGACATTACCAGATGCTCATGCCATATATTTAAATAAACTTGATAGATTGATATCACCATTGCGGATGGTGGATATTTCTATTGATACTCTATTTGATTTAGCTGATGATTATGGTGTTCCTGTGTCCGATATATTTAATGTTGTAAAACCAAACGAAATCATTATACTTATTCAACGGCGTAAATTGTCTCCGTGGCTTCTATTGAAGTCAAAAAAGTTTGTTGACTTTTATGCAAATGCAACAGCTGCCGATGAAAAAATCATCATGAAAACTCTAGTCAAATTCCAATTTTGGCATGCTAAATTTTTAAAACACAAAAAAGAAGTTGAACAGATAAAGACAATCGTCTCAGAACTAAATCTCTAACGTATAAATACTGGATATCGTAACACTTTAAGGAATACGAATCCTATGGCAAATACAACAATTTATTTAATAGATAGTACAGATGGTGGAACTACGTTTGCTATTCAACCCAGAACATTTGATGGATTTGGCGGCGTTCAACAACACACAGATTTAACACTATATGGAAATGCTAACCCTAATTGGGGTGAGCGATTTAATGAAAACTACTATCAGTTGCTTGAAAATTTTGCTGTTGAACAAACAAGTGCAGTACCATTACCTACACCACAAGATCAAAATGAGTTGGGTATTGCTGGACGTGGAGTAAATCACCCAATTGTTGGTCAACAGTGGTTCAATAAAACTGATACTAAATTATACGTTTATACCACATCTGGGTGGAAAAGTAGTAGCAGTGTTAGCACTACAGCTCCCACAATTCCAATAGCAGGAGATTTGTGGTTCAATACAACTATACTCCCAAAACAGTTAATGGTACATGATGGAACCATTTGGCAGTTTGTTGCTGGGGATCTCACCAATTTTGTGAATAAAACTGGTGATACAATGACGGGATCATTAATTTTGAACAGTGCTCCTTTATTGGATTTGGAAGCAGCTACGAAAAAATATGTAGATGATGGTGGTCTTGGAGTTTATGTTAGCATCAATGGTGACACGATGACTGGCTTCTTAACATTGAATAACGATCCAACTGCGAACCTTCACGCAGCAACCAAACAATACGTTGATACCGAAGTGAGCAATGTAATACCAAGTGGTGTATTCTTACCCTTAGCTGGTGGAACAATGACTGGATTCGTGACATTAAATGCTTTGCCAACCAATGTATTGCATGCTGCTACTAAAGGATATGTGGATGCCACTGTTAGTAGCGGAAACTTTGTTGATAAAACTGGTGACACAATGACTGGGTTTTTATCATTAAACGCAAATCCAACAGCAGCATTGCACGCAGCTACAAAACAATATGTTGATGCAGGTGGCAGTGATCTTGTCGGTTTCGTATTGCCATTTCCAACCAATTCTGTCCCCACTGGGTTTTTACGTTGTAATGGGGCAGCAATTTCACGTTCTGTATACTCCACATTATTTGCAGCAATTGGAACACTTTATGGAATTGGAGATGGATCTACAACTTTTAATTTACCAGATTTACGTGGAGAATTTATTCGTGGATTTGATGATGGTAGAGGTGTTGATTTGGGACGTGGAATAGGAACTACTCAAGCAGATGAATTTGAATCTCACAACCATTCCACAAGCACGATAACCAGAACAATTTTTGATTCTACTGGTGGATCATCGGGGTATGGACAAGACACTCCATCAGGAACAGGACAAGACGTTAACTCAAATTTTACTGGTGGAACAGAAACAAGACCACGAAACGTTGCAATGCTGTATTGCATTAAATATTAATTAAGGAATAATAAATGGATATTTTTAACTATCATCCAACTACAAATGAATATATGTCTACAGAATTGGCTGAATTAGATCCGCTTGCTGGTGAACCATTAATACCAGCACACGCAACTTCAGTTTCTGTGATACCAGCTCCAACCGGATATGTACCTGTTTTTGATGGTACGACTTGGAATGCTGTGGAAGATAATAGGGGCATTGTATATGACACAACTACCGCAGTACAATCTGAACATTTGGATTTGGGACCGTTGCCTGCTGAATTAACCAAAGTGAGTCCACCGGAATTGACTAGTTGGGATGGGAATGCTTGGGTTGATGATATAGCATCAATACGCACCAATCAAAAAAGTATAATTGCTACTTCATTTGATGATGATCTGTCTGCTGGATTTACCACATCAAACGCAATTAAAATGAATGCGACGTATGGTGATGTTATGCGATTAGATGCTGGTGTACGATTAGCCGAATCTCTATCGCAAATAAACATAGACGTTCGAACATTTGATAATGTTACTCAAACCGTTCTAACAACCGATGCAAAAACCATGGTAAATGAAATTGGAACAAATTACCAAACAGCTTTGCAACAAAAATGGGCATTGAACGATCAAATAGACACAGCATCGACACGAACAGACGTGGAATTGGTAGTGTGGGTATAACACATCATTATAAATATATAAATAAGATACAAATATAGGAAGTTAATATGGCAACAGTTTATGTTATCAATAGCACGGATGGATCATCAAATATTACATTGAAACCAGGTGCGTTAAATGGCCCTGGTGGTTCTCAACGGAATAGCGATTTACGTTTATACGGAATGGGAGCATTACAATGGGGTGAAGGGGTCGATGAAAACGTTTATCGATTAATGGAAAGTTTCTCCTGTCGTGAAAAGGAATTGGGAGATCACAATCCAACAACAGGAAATCCTGATTATGACCCAGTCACAGATCCCGTTTTACCTAAAGATGACTTTGATTTGGGCCCTGGATTGGGAATATCAGTTCCCTTAAACGGTCAATCATGGTATAATGATACTCGGAAGTTAATGTATGTATACGATAGTGATATCTCGGAATGGAAAACACTATCAGGAACATTCGTTAATAATGACGCTCCACTAAATCCACAACTAGGAGATATCTGGTATGATACCAGTGGAACTGGAGATCCAAGTGGTTGTATAACAGATCCTATATTAAAAATATATGATCCAACACACCCAGATGCAGATCCGGATGGGTTTATTTCCACTAGTGCAAATGCATTGAGACAGTGTGGTGATTATATGACTGGTATTTTAGATATGGGTGGTGCCGATGGTGGTGCAACAGCAACGTATCGTATTATCAATTTGGGTGATCCAATTGATCCACTAGATGCTGTAAATAAACAATATGTTGATGCATTAGGTACTGATTTAGCGAACCATGAAGCTGATACGGTATTGCATTTAACAGCACAACAAAATGCATATTTGGATTCGTTGAATTTACCAACGTTGACAGGAGCAGAAACAAATTTTAGTATTGGAGTTACAAGTCCAATACAAGCACAGTTGGATGGTAAAGTTGATATAACTGGCGATACCATGACTGGATTTTTGACACTAAATGCAGCTCCAACAGCTCCATTACATGCAGCGACAAAATCTTTCGTTGAAAGTGCTGTTTTAACAGCTGATTTTATGCAGTTTGATCCAATCGGAAGTGGACAACCACCACAAACCGGTGACACTCAAACTGTTGGGAATACAATACAGATGTATTTAGTTGGTACTGGTTGGGTTCAAATATGGCCAGCTCAATACACTCCATAACTTTTTAAGAGGAAAAAATGGCAACAACTGATTTCATGTGTTATTTGAAAACAACTGACACATGCAACTTGCATTGCAATCATTGCTTTACAAATGGTACAAATGGTAAAAAAGGGTGGTTTGATGTACCCGCAACTATCGATTTTTTTAAACGGTTGCACGAATATCAACCACACATAGCAAACGGAAATATATCTTTCCATGGAGGCGAACCAATGTTGGCTCCTACGGAAATGTTATTTGAAGTATACGATGCAGTAAAAGATTTGTGGCCCGATTTGTGGTGGTCCGTTCAAACAAATTTAACTTATCCATTAACGGATGATAAAATTGAAGTGTTTGATAAGATATGTGGTAAATCGTTTGGTACTTCCTGGGATAAAAATATAAGATGGTCAAACCCGAAACAAGAACAGGTGTGGCGTGATAACGTAAAACAGTTAACTGATCTGGGATATGATATAACTGTTATGGTATGCCTATCTGGAGATGTAGTACACCATTTGGAACCGATTGATATCATGCGTGATATGGCGGATCTAGGAATAAAACACATAAATTTCGAGCGGATAACACCTAACGGAAACGCGGTGCAGTTTTTAGAACAAGGAATCATGCCATCCAATAAAGATTTGGATGCCTGGTTTTTGAAAATGTGGGAACAATCTAAGCAACATAAAACGTGGGAATTCATCGACAATATGTTTTTTGATTCCATATTGTCGAGCTTAATATACAGCACTCATGCTGGATGCCGTTGTAGAGAATGTGAACAGAAAATACTAACGATTAATGCAGATGGTACAATTGGGGGTTGCCCAAATTCAGCCGTCGATAATACATTTGGAACAATTCACGATAATATCGGTGAATTGATGACTAGTACAGGCAGAATGTGTAACATTGCTGCTGAAATTGTTAGACATCCAAATTGTTCAAGGTGTCCGGTATTTGATATCTGTAATGGTGATTGTCATCAATTGGCTTGGCAAGGTAACGTATGTGCTGCTCCAAAATCTATGATGACACTAATGAAAGAAGAAAACGATATAGCACTATATAAAACAGCGTTGGCTGGATTTAAAGGTCAAGAATAAAAAGGAAATGTAATGTCTGATGAAGTAACAAAAACGATATGGGGTGGATTAATTAGCTCAACTAGTGCTGTAGATAGTACAACCACAATGCGACAACATGCGACAACACAATTAACTGCAGGTTCTCCAGTATTGGTATCGAGTACTGATGTATCGAGAGCTGCTTCTGTTGGAACATCATTGAGTAAATCGATTCCAACCAACAACGCAATTTCTGCTTTAACTGCTGATATTGGTAATGGTAATTTGGTTGGAACATTAAATGCTTTTTTGGCATTGTACAGCAAAATTAGAATTTTTACATTTCATCAAACTCGATCATCTTGGGGTAATGGAAATGGAGCTGCCGTGGTACCAAATTACACTCGAACGGGATATAAAACGAATCCAGGTGTAATTACTGGTAGTACTGGTGCACCAGCAGGTGCGTATGATAATATCGAGGATGGTGATGACATCGATAA